TAGCGCGTGGACTGGCGCCCCCTCAGTTCGGGTGGGTGGGGGTGGGTGGGGTTTCCCTATCCCCCAAAAACATCATGGGGTGTGCTACTCGCCCATCAACACCGCGAGACGCCTCTGCAAATCCGCCTCGATATCGGAAGCAGTCCTGTCAGATTTATCATCCTGCTCAACCTTGTCAGTGAACATACCGACAGACCGCCCCAGCTGAGTTAGTGCCGCAACCCTCGCACTATCGCTATCAGCTTGCATGGCTTCTTCTTTTAATCTGTCAGTCACCCAGATTTTTAGCTTGTCTTCGTCTGTCCGCTTTCGTGCGGTGATTTCCTCAGTTATCGCCTTAATCCTACTTGAAACCTTAGTATTCTTAGTTGCTAGGTTTGAGGCGTTAACCCATACAGTGCTTGGCTTAGTGCCTTCCTTTACATCATATGCCTTCTTATAGGCGTCTGTTAGTGTTTCGCCTTGTGCGACTAGCTGACAGAAGTGTTCCTGTTTAGCTGTTAGTTTATCCCCTGTATCTGTCACTATGGATAAATGTGGATGCTTGTCTTTGTCTTTTGTCATGTCTCTTTACCTATGAAGTGCCGCAATGCGCTATCGCTTGGTCGGGCTTTTAGATTTGTCCTATGGTCTAAATAATATCACAACAGACACTGACAAGACCACCTGTTCCTGTTTCGTTCTCACTTAACCATATATCGGTTAACTAGGCAATGTTCTTGTTTTGTTCATGCCGTTTAATGGCGATTTGAAGCCCTCTGAGAGCTTTCCGGCTTTTTTGCTCATAATCATACACGGCTATATCGAGAAACGCACCAGAGAGCATTTTAGGATTTGTCAACAAAAAAGAGCAAATAATTAATTTTTATTTTTTTAAGGCAAATAACAATAATTTTAGCCCTTAAATCGTCTGCTATATGAAGGCAAATAAGGCGGTATTTGTACGATAGAACAAATAATGCTTTTTATGCTTTACAAGGCAAATGGGGTTATGGTAACAAGGGGAAAGATTTTGTTTTTTCAAATTTTAGGAGGCCAACGCTACTGATTATCTGACGCCCATAGGGGCAGGGGTTAGCACCCCCGACACGCTGGAACATCACCTATTTACCGCTTTGATGCTCAGTCAGGGGCTACGCGCAAAATGGGGATGGAGACTGAGGCCAGACACGTTTTGGCTATAATGCAACGGCTTAGATTGTACACTGCTTATATCCTGTCGCTGGGCATTGGTAGCCCAGCCTGACGAGTAACCAACAACAACGAAACAGGAGACTGAACATGACTGCATATCGTCACGCTAAAATCGCTGAATTACTTTGCATCTTTTGGGCTTGCAATGATGCTGACGCTGAAAACGCCCCAAACTGGACGCAACCCAATATGTCAGACACAGTTTGCAACCCATTATCAAAGGCAATTCGGGCATTACTGCAAGCCGACTTCTATATCTATGACAACGCCAACGAATTGGTCGAGCAGACTATGGCAATGCTTCATGATGGATTTGCTCACTTTGATTACCAAGTGACTGGCGCGGTTGAATTTGTATTATCGGACAACAATTGCTCATAGGAGACTGAACATGAAAATGATTTGCGAAAACCCATACTGCGAGGCAGATGCTACTCATGAAGCACCCCATAATGAACGCTACTGTTCAGAATGCATTCATGAACACGTTTACGATGAACGTGACCCTGACCCTGCAAACGAAATTGTGCGTTGTCAAAACGGTGTAGGCGAATGGGAAATCTACCCTACTGGCGAAACCTTTGACACTAGAGAGGAGGCTGAAACACGCCTCGCTGAATTAAAAGCTACCTGATGATGGGCGCGTAGGACACGCCCGAAACACTGCTCCGGCAGTGTCGTAGCGTCCGCTACTTAACAACATAAAATCGGAGACTAAAAAAATGCCTAATGCACATTACTCAATTTCAGACGATAACCTTAACGCCATTGCTTCTAATGAAAAGCGCATCAATTCCCTAAAGGGTGATGCAAAAGAAGCGCAAGCAGAAGCCAAGATGCTCAAGATGAACAGCTACTCTATGCTGATATCCGGCATCTGCGGTGTTGAATTGACCGCAAAATCTAACCTTCCTTCATCTGTTTCGGCATCTGTTAAAGGTGACTTGATGGATATCGGGGGGCTTACCGAAAGTATGGCACAAAAGATGCTGAAAAATGCAGTCGGTGCGCGGAACGTGTTTGACCTACATTCTGCCAATACTACCCCGGAACTGGTTGCCGATACCTTAGAGGCGCAGGGCATCGACAGTGAAGCCAAGCTAATCAAGGCAGTGTCTGGCGATATCCAGAAGAGCAAGGTTCAACTGCTTGTCGAAAAGGTAGCCGGAAGACGTTCAACCAAAAAGAACGATAAGGGTGAACGTGTCGAGGGTGATGCATGGCTTGGCGGCCTAAGCTATGAGGAACTTGAAGAGTTTAACAACTTGCTGGCTGACCAATTGAGGGTTCGGGCTGAAATGGAAAAGGCCGCACAAGAAGCCGCAGACAAACAGCAAGCAGAAAATGAAGCCATTAACGAAATGACCAGTCAGATGGATGCAGTCGCATAGCTACCTGATGAGCCAGCTTAGGACACTGGCGAAACTGCCCTTCGGGGCAGTCGTAGCGTCCTGCTACTTTCAACACGCAAAAACAGGAGACTAAAAATGCGTATCAATCAAGCAAAAGCCATTGTCGAGGCTTCAATTGACAGTCAAATCAAGTTTGCCAATGGGCGTGACGCCCAGCGTCCTATCCCTTACCTTGTCGGTGGGGCAGGGCTTGGTAAAACTACCATTGTTCAAACTATCGCAGAACAGCGTGAAGTTGAACTCAATATTTTATCGCTTGCCCAGTATGATGCTGGCGAGTTGGCTGGCTGGCTTGTCGCTGACGGTGACAACATGAAGCGGTTGCGTCCTGACTGGATGCCGGAAGACGGTGAAGGCATTCTGTTTCTGGATGAACTGCCGCAAGCACCTGTCGCTAATCAGAACATTGCCGCACAACTGGTCAACGAAAGGCGTATCGGTCAGCACCGTCTGCCGGACGGTTGGTCAATTGTATGCGCTGGCAACCGTACCAGCGACAGGGCTGGAACAAACAATATGCCTAGTCACCTTAAAGACAGGCTTTTGTTTCTGGAAGTTGAGGCAGAATTAGAGGACACAATAGCCTATATGAACAGCGTTGGCGCATCACCTCTTATCACTGGCTTCCTGCGCTTCCGGCCTGAACTGCTTCACAAGTTTGACCGCGATGCAAACTCATGTCCTTCGCCTCGCTCTTGGGAACGTGTAGACAGTATGATGGGCTGGGATTTGGATGAAGTTTCCCAACAGGAAGCTGTTTCCGGTCAGGTTGGTCGCGGTGCTTGCGCTGAGTTTTTCGGATACAAGGCGGTTTACGATACAGTGCCGGATATTGACGCTGTAATAGCCAGCCCCGATACAGCGCAAATTGTGGAAGACCCAGCTGTTAGCTATGCAGTTTGTGCGGCTATCGCGTACAAGATGAACGATAAGAATATCGGGAATTGCATAAAGTACCTGACACGCCTACCGCATAAGGAAATGGCAGTCTTTGCTGTTAAAGATGCTTACAACAGAAACAACGCCCTCAAGCAGACAGACGCCTTCCGGCAGTTTCTGCTTACACATGGCAAGGAACTGATGCTGTAAGCAAAACCATATAGGGGGTGTGCATAATGCACACCACCTAAAAATTTATACCATCGTACAAATTGGAGACTGATAAGATGGACGCAGAAACAAAAATCGCTAGAGCGAAAACAAGACTGGTTTTAGACCACCCCTTCTGGGGTAGCCTTGTGCTTGGCACACCGTTCTATAAGGATGATATCCCTACAATGTGTACAGACGGCCAGTGTATTAAATGGGGTGCGGAATTTGTGGACAAATGCACCGATAAGGAAACACCTTTCGTTATCGCGCATGAGATATGTCATATCTTCCTCAAGCATTGCACCCCGATAAAGGAAATAGACGGCAAGCCAGCAGACGCAGAACTAATGAACATAGCAATGGATTATGTCATTAATGCCATGCTGATAGAGGCCAGTGTCGGTGATATGCCGGAAGGCGGTTTATACGCCCCTGAGCATAGCGGAAAGACATGGCTTCAGGTTTACCGCGAACTGCTCAAGATGGACACTGACAAGCGCCCCAAGCCCCAGCAATGGGGTGGCAATGTCGGTACGCCAAAAGACGATAGCGGCAATGAACTGCAAGGCTCTGAACTTGACCAGTTTAACGCCAAGCTAGACCAGCGAATTTTCTTAGCCGCCAACGGTGCTAAGTCGCTTGGCAAACTGCCAGCTAAGATTGCTGAACTGGTAAATAAAATGAGGCGTTCAAAAGTTGATTGGCGCGATGTATTCCATCGGTTTATCGGTGGAGACCAGCCGGACGATTACACCTTCCGCAAGCCCAATAAAAAGGTTTGGTATCAGCAGGGCGTATATATGCCCAGCATAGATAAAATAGGGGTAGGCGATATTGTCGTTGCTGTAGATACATCTGGGTCAGTCAACAGCACAGAACTATCACAGTTTTTGGGTGAACTGAACGCTGTATCTGAAGACCATAAGCCTCGCTCTGTTACGGTTATTACTTGCGATGCTGAAGTACAATCTGTCACACGCTACGAACAAGGCGATGTAATAGACAAGATTGAGTGCAAGGGTAGAGGCGGCACAAGAGTTGAGCCAGTCTTCAACTACATCCGCGAAAATGAATTGCCTGTAGACAACATGGTTTACTTTACCGATATGGGCATATTCGATTTTCCAGACAACACGCCTGATTACCCAGTGCTATGGGTATCAACCGACCCCAATTGCAATGATGCGCCTTTTGGGGAAACAACACGCATCGAGGTGGCGGCATAGTGCCGCTACCTACCTTCAATAACAGGAGACTAAAAAAATGGAATATTCAAAAGATGTTCATAAGCAACTAAACTTCCTTCGCAGACAGTTGGTCAAATTCATTGATGATTATAAAGAGTTTGCGCCAAAAGAGGTTTTTGCCGACATAATGGTGGGCGGCAAATATTCTTTTAATGCTGGGAAAAGAACTTCCCTTGAAGAACGCATGAAGGCAAGGGATAACTTCGACAAGAACTGCATTTATTCCTGCTGGGATGATACGGTTGTTCATTACATTGCCGAAATGAGTGAGGCAATACAGCGCATCCGCAGGGTTAGACAAGAAGTGAAAAATTTTAATCCAGTACAAAAAGTAAAAAAGGCCTCAAGCAGGGGTTCATCTCAATGGCTGGGCAATGCCTTTCCCAGAACTAACACTGAAACTTTCATACGCGATAATCCAAGCACCCCAACGCTTGAGGTTGAGCATAAGGAAGATAAGTGGCGCAGAAGGGGTGTTATTTGCATACCTGTCCACTGGTCGCAGTCTGTTTACGAAAAGGGGTTGGCACTTGTAAACGCCCCAAAAGGCACACTGTTTATTGTCCGCGCTCAGAAGCGTGACGTTCAACACGTTAATGAAGAGGGCATGACGGCTTGGAAGGTATCGGCTATCGGCTCTGAAAAGGGCTGTTGTTATTTGGTTGATGGGTGGGTTGTCACCCATAATTCAAATGAGATTAACAAATACAGCCCACTGGTAAATGACCAAAGGGAAACGCTAGTGCCTCACGCCTTCGGTATTAACCTGCCAAAGGCAGTTAGTCTTATGAAGTCTCGCACTGTAAGACACCTAACCAAGATGCTGGACGTTTAATGCGTCCAGCTATTCAATCTGTAACTTTTATAAAGGGAGATTTGTACTATGGTACAAAAAAAGTATGAAGTCACTGTCGAGGCAGTCGTTCAGCGCACTGTCTTTGTTGATGCTAAGGATATTAGTGAGGCTGAGACAAAGGCCAGTGAAGAGGTGACTAACTTAGTTGGTGCTATATCAACAGAAGTAATTCAAGCGCATAAGAAGGAGATATGAATGGCTAAAAAGAAAAAAGTTTCTCTTTTCTCTGACGCTGAGTTTCGGCTTTTGGTCAGGGCGTTAAATCACTTTCATGACAGTGAAGAAACAGGTGATTACAATCCTGCCGTGCTTACTGAAATTTTCTTCAAAATCAGAAAGTATAAAAGTGGCTTACCTAATGAAGGGGGTAAAAGATGATTAGTTGGAACACCGCACCAAAATATGAATACAAGCGATATGTGTATCGCCCAGAAATAATAGAATATGATGACGGTGTAAGGAAGGCAATGCACGATGTATATGTGAAGGGCAATGAGTATAAAATGCGCTTGCCTATACACACCATTGACGCATCACCGTATAAGTTCTTATCATATGATGAGTTTACTTATCACGTTGATGTAATGTTTCTAAATGTTTACGGGAGTTAAAAATGTTTTATTGCATGGCTTTTTGGGTGGGCTTCTTGTGTTCTGTATCAGGTATGTCCTATATCGAAAACCCCGACAACAGCGTCCTTATGGGCATGGTCATTATATACTCTGGGATAACTGGGGTTATTTGGTCTACTGTTAAAATGGTGCAGAAATATGACTGAACTTAATTTAGCAAAAGCAAAACAGGCTTACATAGATGAGTGTCATAAGGTCGGGCTTGTTCCTCAGCACGTTACATATATGACCTATGACCACTACACAGAAAAATATACATTGGGCAACGATAAAAATGGTGACTTCGTTGATATGTATCCCAATGGCTCAATAACTGCTATGCACTGGAATACCAAGCGATGACGGTTACACGATAGGGTGTTGTTGACAGTGCTTGGGGAGTGCTGGAAAAAGCGTCCATCGTCCTTATCGTGTTTACTCTCTTGCGGTGGACGCATCCTCAAAAAAATAAATTAAAGGCGGGCTTCGGCTCGCCTTTTTTTTTGACAAAAAAGAGGGGGCTGAGAAAAACCCAGCCCCCAGTCGGGAGGAAACAACTATTGTGACAGTTGCATTTGTGAATTTATACTAGGATACAAATCTAGTCAACATCAAAACATTCTACAGCTACCGCCGCATACCCGCATTTATCTAAAAAACTATCCCAGTGCTGGGGCGTTTCCATAAGCCTCGCAGTTTTCACCAAATCCATCATGAGTGCATGGTCGAGCGGTGTAATTGCCTCGCCATCTTTCAGCTTACCTTTTAGATACACAGACCAAAAATCAGCTATTCTTTGAAAATTTTCTTTTGGCGGGCCGTAGTGTTCGCCTCTTTCGTCAATAACATTAACCGCCTCTTCCAAAAGCTGTTTTCCTCTTTGTGTATTTTTGTTCCCGGATTGTTCTTTCATTTTTTTCTTACCATCGTACAAATCTATAACTATCATGGTTCGCATCGGGAGTGTTAAAAAGGAACATCCTCTGGCGCAAACCCCATAACAGATGGAACTGGTGGGAAGTTATCCTCTGCTTGCTCTGAATACCTAGATGTGACCTGATTGAAATACAAGTCAGCAACACCCTGCTTGCCAACCCAGCTAAATCTACATTTCCAAATATGAACCTCGCTGAGTGCTGAACCAACTGGGTCTGGCCTATGAACAGAAAGCCCCACATCGGCTTTTGCAAACCATGCCGCTGAACCAGAAATATCGTATCCCTTTGGCGCTGGCACTTTACCATCTTGACCCCTCAACATTTTCGTGGGGTGTGCTACAAACCATAAGTGGATGCCGTGAGACTGAGCGAACACACGCAACTGAGTAAGCATTTCGCTAATCCAGTCTGTCTCTGACATATCACCATTCTTTTGGATGTAGTTATATGGGTCTATGATTGCGCCTCTTATGCCGTGGCGCATAACCGCAATCTTGAGCCTTTCAACAATGTCGCTGATTGTAGCCATAGACCCGTCATTCTGATACAGAAAACTAAAGTGGTCTTGAATAAATTTCTTTCCGGTGTCCAGCTCCTCTTTTGTTAAGCGCGGAGTGACGCCAGTGAAAAACGGCTTACGATGGTGCTTGCTTATTAGCTTGGCAATGTGTAGGCGCGGCTCGTTCTCAAAAGAACAGATAGCAAACTTCCAGCCCTTTTCTTCTGCAAGATTGACCATTATCTGGTCAATGAACTCTGACTTCCCAGAAGAAGGATGACCAGTAACTACCGTCAGTTGCCCCTCAACTATGGTGTAGTATTCATCTACATTCATGTAGCCAGTAGATGCTCCACGACCCATACCCTTTTCGTAAATTTCGTCAAGCTGGTCGTAGAAATGTGCGGCATCATACAGCCCAGCTACAGGATACGGCCTTGCGTCTGCTATGACCTTGTGAAGACCTTTTGAGCCTTCTTTTGTGAGAACATCATTTGCGTCCTTGCTACCATCAGGCCACTCAACAAGCCAGCACTTATCCTTCCCGATACGTCTGGCAATCTCTTCGCCCATAGCCTGACCAGCACTGTCGGCATCTGTACAGATAATAATTCTGTTTGCTGAGTCGATAATTCTTTTTGCATCCCATAAAAACTTAAATTTATTGTCTTCTTGTGGGTCTATCTTACCGTCCACAACCTTCATGACCGCGCCATTTGGCACAGAAACCGCGCTTTCGTATCCGCACTGCACAAGTGAAAGGGCGTCCATTTCGCCTTCGCAAATGAACAGGTCATCCCCAGCCACAACATTCTCTAAATTAAAAAAAGATGCTGGCGCACCGTTACAAGAAAAGCCCTTGTCTTCTACAGAGCGTATCTTGGCGGCATACATTTGCCCCTTGTTTGTGTACGGAAACACAACACAGTCTGATTGTTTTTGAAGTGCCGAGATAAAATGCTTGCCGGATTTTATTCCTACAGTACGCGCAGTCTCTTCCGAAATGCCGCGTGTCTCAAGCCAATCTAATGTTCTTTTGTTTAAGTCTTCCCAATTATGCTGAACAGCCAATGTCACAGTTTTGCTCCTCTTTTGAGGCATTTGTCTTTCTTCTAAATTGACAACGCCAGATGCTTGACAGTGCCAGCAATTATATAAAATGCTTTCACCATCTACTTTGATTGATAGGGTTCTTTCACCCTTCTTTTTTCGTTGTTGGGAACAAGTTGGGCAGACGATTTTATGTTGCCCTTCTCCCCTGCGGAGAGCTTCTCCGCGAATAATGATATCAGTTTGCATTACAAATCTCCACGACTGGATTAACGATATGTCCAGCCGCTTCCACTGTCAACTGATATTTTGAAGTGCCGTGTAGTAAAGGATATATATATTATTATTATATATATAATATATATTAATATATAATTTGTATTATAGTATTAATATTTATCTATTAGGTCTTTTAGCTTCCTGCCCTCGAACATGGCAATTGCAGGTTTTGCTTTTAAGATATAAATAAAATTATTTCTCATCTTGTCTGTGTCTAGGTCGGCAAGGTCGCATACAGTTTCAAAGTCTTCGGTCTTTATCCATTCTTCAACTTCGCACTTTTCTCTTTCATAACTCAGATATGCATCTGAGATAGCTTGGGATATCACCGCTCTCCAGAGGCGACACTCTGATAACAGTTCTTGGCCTCTCCCTATCAAGCCCCCAGTAAATATTCTTCTGCTTAACTTGTCTGTCATTTTTATAAATTACCCCCTGCATCAAATCTAAAATTAAACTTTCGTCAAGGTCTGGCCTCCTAGAAGCGTAATAAATTAACATTTCAACTTTTACATCGGTTTCAAAAAGTTCGTCAAGCGGCTGGCATTGCTCAAGGAAGTATGAGGCATATTTTCTTGCCTTGTCAGATTTAATTGATGCTGGCCTGCCCCTTATAAGCACTATTTTTCTACTATTTGCCTTTGATGCTGGCTCTCCAAGTATTTGGAATATATGCTCTTTAATCATGTTATTTTTCCTATTGACATTTATTTGAACATTCACTATGTATTAGTTAAGCACACAATAATAGCTGTGAAGAGGGTTGGATGCCGAGTGTGTCGGTCGCAAAGCCAATCGTTAGATGAAGGGAAGGAGATGGTGTACGGCTCGAGTAACGTACACTTGAGGTATTCACAAGCTATTCTTTTTTGGGAGGACATGATGAAAATTACCAACAATCACAATTTACCGCAGTCTTTTGTTGATTTTGCCAGAAATGACAAATATAGCAAGGGGAATGCGGATATTTCAGTTACATCTTTGATTGATAGCCCAAGGGTACGCAAGATGCGTGACCACTTCCATGAGCATCGTGTTGTGGATGTTGTGGACAACATTTGGGCTTTGTTTGGCACAGCCGTACACCACGTTCTTGAAAGTTCAGAGCCATCAGATGATGTGGTTCTTGAAGAAAGAATGTTTGCCACTGTTGATGGGTGGGTTTTGTCGGGCGCTGTTGACCATCAAAAAATCTATGGTCAAGCTGTAGAGATTACAGACTACAAGGTAACAAGTGTCTGGTCTGTAATTCACGGCAAAATAGACTGGGAAAGACAGCTAAATGTTTATGCTTATCTGGTTCAGCGCAACAAAGGCAAAAAAGTAAGGAAGCTGTCTATATGCGCCATACTGCGAGACTGGAGTAACCGCGAGGCAAAGATGAAGCCAGACTATCCTCAATCGCCAGTGGTAATTGTTGACATCCCCATGTGGGATGAAATGAAGAGAATAGAATATATCCATAAGCGCATCGCCCTGCACCAAGAGGCAGATTTGAAATATGACCTAGAAACAGAAGAAGCGGAAAGGTTTTCAAACTGCAATGACGAAGAGCGTTGGAAGAGAAGTGATGCGTGGGCAGTTAAGAAGAAGGGTCTCAAAAGGGCTATGCGTGTTTTTGATAACGAAGATGACGCAAAAGATTTTATGGCAGAGCAGTCAGTGCCTGTCGAAATAGAATACCGAGCAGGGGAACTTGTTCGGTGTAACGGCAACTATTGTGGAGTTGCTGAATTTTGCTCTCAGTATAAGAAGGAGATTAGTAAATGAGCAAAGAACAAACAATCACCCTCTCCAAAAAGGGTGTTGAAATGGCGCAGATGATTGACCCATCTGTGTCTGACCCAAGAGAAGCGGCTGGCGTTTTGAAGCAAGCCTTTGACGATGAACTTCTCAGTAGACCGGAAAATATCATCTACGAGATTTGGGTCATGAGTAAGAGCAGAACCTCAGAGGGGCGTGATTACTACGAGGACGTAGGCAGAATTGAAAACGAGGAAGTTCTTACAAGCATAACCCCAGTTTTGTCTGAGTGGTTCAAGCACAAGTATGCCGGAAACAAAGATGCATACTTGGACATCTTAAAGATAGGCAAAGTGCCTTTCCACATGATGATGACAACAGAAATGGAAGACAAAGAGTTTGGTTCGGTTTATCAAGAGGAGATTGCTTAATGAGCAGTGTATGGGAGAAATTATCCAAGATTGATGTTTCAGAACACACCGAAAAGAAGGGTGATTTGACATATCTTTCATGGGCGTGGGCTTGGGGAATTGTAAAAGAAAACTACCCCTCAGCATCATTTCAAAAGAATTTGTTCGATGGTACAAATGGGATGCGTCCATACATGGTTGACAGCGAAGGGTACGCTTTCGTTTCTGTTACCGTGACAATATCTGGCGAAGAACAGACTGAAATTTTGCCTGTTCTTGATTACAGAAACAAGGCTGTTAAAAATCCAGACAGCTTTTCTGTCAACACCTCACTGCAAAGATGTCTTGCAAAGTGCTGTGCTATGCATGGCCTTGGTCACTACATCTACGCTGGTGAAGATTTGCCTCAAGGCGTAGAGCCTACAGTTACCGTAGAAGACAATAAGGGTAACAAAGAGGAAGTTGAGGGCTTGCAACTCGTTGCCGAGGTCTTCAATAAATTTATCCCAGAATGCAAAACAGTAGAAGAGTTGCGCGGGTTCTGGGGTATAAACAAGTCAGCCATTAAAGTACTCGAAAATGGCGACAAAAAACTTTACGATGATGTGTTTGAAAACTTCAAAGCACATAAGGAAACACTTGAGCCATCAGGAGAAGCGGCATGAATGATTATCCACCATCTGGTGTTCTGTTCACCAACAATCGCAAGTCTAAGGAAACACAGCCTGACTATACAGGTAGCCTCGAATTATCTGATGAGGTTGTTAATGACTTGGTTGACCAAATATCTCGCGGCATTACAAAGCCTAAACTTAGTTTGGCTGGCTGGAAAAAGGTATCCCAGAAGAATGGCACGACATATTTATCTTTGCGTGGGAACAAGTTTGAGGAACGCCCTCAATCTAACGCCCAGCCGTCACAGCCAGTATCTACTGCCTTAAATGACGAAGTACCGTTCTAAGAGAGTTCGCTCTCAGAAATACCTAAAGACTTTGCGCGGTAGCCCGTGCTTAGTCTGTGGGTATGGCGCAGAGGCACACCACATCATGTTCGCAGAGCCTAATGCTATGGGAATGAAGGTGGGAGACAATTGGTGTGTTCCTCTGTGCCACTCTTGCCATATGAAGTTACACCGATTTGGTGATGAGCGGACATGGTGGGATTTGCAGGGAGTAGACCCTGTAAAATGGGCTAGGTTAAATTGGGAGAAGTTTAATGAAAGCAATAAATAAAGTTTCTTTGGCTATAGAAAGCGCCCATCAGAAGATGGAAAAACTTGGTATGCCATTAGAATATGAGATTCTTGCCGCAGAGGCGATGCTTGCGCTTAGAAATCCCACTGATGATATGTTGGCGGTTGTTGGCGAACTGCCTCAACATCACAACAGGTTGGATATGTGGTGTGCTATGATGGATGTTGCATTGGGGAGAATTGATTTTGAAGAAGAAGAAACAGGAGAAGTTTAACACCTCTTTTAATGTTCTTGTTGTTGTTGAGTATAGCAAACACTTTAAAACAATAAGGGCAAATTCAAAGGAAGAAGCGGCTTCGCGTTGCGAAGAAATGTTTAGAAACAAACAAAAAACAACGCAAAAACAAGGAATGTTTCTTGGGGACTTTCACGTTATTACAGTTAAGGAGAATGTTCGTAATGAGAAGTGAAGAAGAAAGGGAAGACCTCTGCTACTTCCCAACAAACGGTTTGTGTTCGTTGAAGGGAAAGTTAGATGAT